ATATTGCGATTACCTTGAAAGCTCGCCTTTATATCGAGCCACGCCTTAACGAAAAGGTTATGCTGCTTCAAAACCATACTTTCAAAAACTTCGGGCGGTTGCGTCTCATCCTCTCTTTCGAGCCCGTACTGTCGAAAGAGGTAGATCTCGTATGTAAAATTTATCAAGGGCGAGTCGAGCCCGCCTGAGGTAAAATCATCGAGAAATGTCAAAGGATAGAGCCACGCAGCAGCGATCGGCGTAAGCTCGATCTCTTCTTTCGTGTCCTGCGAATTATCAAGCGTCGCGAAAAACTCGGCGATACCATTGCAATAGAGAGGCGCGGGAATGATAAAGCCGCATTCGGGTATTAACGCGAGCTGCGACGCTAAGGCCTGCCTTAAAATCAATTCCTGATCTGCTTCGAGTCCCATATCGCATATCTGCTATACCAATCGTTTAACGAGCTGCTCGCCTTCGATCGTCGCTTTATAAAGAGCCTGCTCTCGATCGAGCTCGCTCATAATCGGACGCTGCATCATTACTTGTAATCGCTCGGCGTAAACGCTCGCGACTTCGCCATTTTCGGGATTTGAGATCTCAGCGACATAGACGACAGCCGAGAAGTCGCTCGTCCGTTTATCCTCGATCGCATTTACGAGCGTCATAGTATCTGGGCTCGGCCTCTCGCCTTTCGCAGAGGCGCGATGCGATCGAGTAAAGCCGACGCCTCGCTTTTTCTCGTAGATCCTGCCCGTATGCGGCCCTGCGATCATTCGCTCTTTTGTCAATTGCTTAAAATCTTTCGCCTGCTTCGAGGCGTAATTACTAAAGATCTGCCGACGAAGAGCCGGAAAGAAAATCGGAGAGCGTAAGCTAACTTGAGTCATACAACTGTAAATCGTTCGTTTTGCACCTTGACGATTCGCCCCGCCCAATAGACGGAAGAGCCGTCAGGATCTATCGCGTCTTTTTCGTTATCAGCAAAGCTAAAAACCTCGACGACGCCTTGAGCGTCGGGCAAGCCAAAAGCGACGTGCGATGTTTGAGCCCAAATGTCGCGCACCGCGTCTATATCTACGTTTGCGTAGCGAAAGAGGCCGCTATTAGCTCGATTATCATCAAACTTGATGCGATAGCCTTTCTTGAGCTCGACGAGAGCTCTATACCGCTTTGTATTGCCTTCGCGCTTGAGTAGGAAACAGCGAACACCGTCGAGAGCGAAGGCGTCGCGCAAGGCGTCGTTTTTCGTCGCCATTCCACCACTTCGAGCTATGTAATTCGCGTCTGACATTTTAGAGGCCTATTTCGATCGTTCCTGTCCCTGAAAGGTTCGCGCAATACTCAGGCGGTATATCGAGCATTAAGCGAATGTATCGAGCGATTCGTCGCGTCGCTGCCTGAGATTTCAAATTAAATCCCTCGTTGCTATTCGTCGGCGTAAAGGCAGCGTCTGCCTCTTTTGCTCCTGCGTTCCACGTCGCTATTTCTGCGATCACTTTCGACTCGATCTCAGGCGTAAGATCAGAGCCGAGGTTATCGAGGCAGGCCTCTAGCAAAGGCGGCGTAATCGCGACGATCTCAACAATGTCTAATTTTTGATCAGTCGTAAACATTAGGTATTTTTACGGATAATTTAAGATCTCGATCGGCGTATTAGTCAGAACACCGTCGAGCAATTGATCGAGCATTCCGGCCTGTTTCCACCAACTACTAACTTTGATTTGAGTTGGCGAGACTATGAAATATCCGACATCGTAATTATTGCCACCGCTCGGATCTTGAGGAATCGGGCCTATATTGACGAATGTTTTAGTGACATCGAAAATAGGCGCGTCTGCTGTTCCTATAATGACGCCCGGTGCTACATCGCTACCCCAAGTTATCGCCGCGCCCGTATGGTTTTCGCCTTCGTGAACTGTCACCATTCCAAACTCTGATTGCGAGATTATTGCTCGATAAGCCTTATAAGCAGGAAGCAAATTATTTCCTGCGCCGTCGCGAACTGTCGCGCCTGAGCCTTTGAGAATAAGATCGCCGAGCTCGCTAATTATGCTGTAATTGCTCGCGTCGAGCGTAAGAGTCGGAATAAAGCCAATTCTAAAATGAATATTCCTGCCTGCCGAGGTTGTATCGATATAAAGATCGCTATCTGATCGCAGGCCACCTGTTAAGGCCGCATAGCCGAGAACGTTTATCGGGTTAAAAATATTGAGCGAGCCGTCAGGATTGATAACAAGTAAATTAGTTACGCCGCTCGCGTTTCGGCGTCGTATTTGACACATCGCGTTATCGCCAACGTCGATATACACGCCGCCGTCGCCTACGCCTGTACCGTCCGGCCCTCTATAATCGACGAGTATTCCTGCGCCGCTCGGTGCTAAAACATTAAGGCCGTTAAACGTCGGCTGTACTGTCGGGCTTACGTCCTGCCCGATCGAGACGATCGGATTTACAGGATCTGAGCTATCAATATCGACGCCGACGCCCTCGACGATCGAGGCAACCGTCCCGCCGCCGCCGCCGCCGCCACCGCCGCCGACAGGCGCGATCTCGACAGCTCCGGCAAAGACGCGAGCGCCTTCGATAAGGTGTAGATCGCCGTCGTCTGCGTCTGCGTATCTAAAGTCTGGTGCTGCTTCCGGTGGCCTCGGCATCTTTTTTTTGCTTCTTATCTTTCGCCTTTTCGACGCGAGGCTCGTTATCCGTAGCGATCTCAAAGCCTCGCGTCGTCTTAAAAAATTCGCGCGTCATAAGTAACGTTTTGCCGTCGCTTAGACGCCTTACTTTTATTTTTTCAGCCATTCGTTAGGCTCGCGTAATCTCGACGAGCACCGTACCGCCCGGATCTACGAGGCCTGCTCCGTTGTGTATTGAAGTCCACGCTAATTCATCGCCCGCTTTTACATCTACAGAGCCGGAAAGCGTCGCCGCTTTTTCATCAAACGCGACGAGATCGACACCCGCGATAAGGTCAAGCGTTGCTATCACAGCGCCGCCGCCGCCTGTTTGTCCCTTATTTATAACGCGAAATGTTCGTCTATTTACCGCGTCGCCGATTGCTGCTCCCTCCGGCGTAAACGTTACACGCGTTACTGTGCCGTCGTAGAGCGACGCGCCGAGAGAAAAATTATCATCGACGGCAATTGCGACGCCCGAATCGTACCCCTTGAGCTGCTGTATGTACGGCATTTGATCTGACATATTTTTTCTCCCTTTTACTCTTCGACGTGCGTTGCTTGATACGCCTCGGCTGCTGCCTCTTCGTCTGTTTCCGGCGTCGGCAATTTATGCGTCACGCCTGCGAAGGTGTAATTACGATTTGGCGTAGGATCTACAGCGACGCCGTAAAATCCTTGCTCGTTTTCGTCGTCTGAGGGCAAATCGAGACGCCTCGGCAATTTTTTCATTGCCTTCGCGAGGTTCGCTCTGCGTAGATCTCGACCGTGCGCGAGATCCGTCTCAGGCGTCGCTGCGCCTTTTATAACGCCTGAGAATGAATAATTTTCATTCGGCGTCGTATCGACTTGCGAGCCCTGAAAGCCCTGAGCGAGCTCCGAGGCGTTGGCGTCGTGAAATTTGCTCTTCGCTTTCGTTTCCGGCGTCTCCGCTAATACTTCCGCTTTCGTCGATGATGTTTGCGAAGTCGTCTCTTTCGTCGTATCTGATTCTCGATTTTTGTTCATTGTTTTCCTCGCTCGATATCGCTTGCGTGCGTTTAATAAGGCCTAAGAGAGCGCCGTCGTTGCCCTTGAGTTGGATCGCGCGAGCGTTAGCAGCTTGCCGCCTGCTTTTAAGTGACAAGTTATAAGCTAACGCTCGTTTTTCCTCGTCGGTGTAGGACATTAAGGTAGTTCGAGATCAGAGGCCGGATATCGATTCGCCTCGACAACCTGATCGTGATTGATGATGTTTGCGACTTGCCAACCTACGCGGAAAGTCAAGCGCATAGCGCTCATATCCTGCTGCATAAGGTTGTAAATGATCGAGCCTGTCTGATCTTGAATAACGCCCTCGGTGAAGAGCTTAAAGCTGATATCCTGTCGAACGCCGACGACAAACTGATCACGCTGCAAGAAAAACGCACGAGGCGAGACGCCGCCGATCGCTGTAGGAAAGAGGCCTCGCATCGCGTAAATAATCGGCATTCCGTCGAGCATTTTGAGATCGCCTGAGACGCGGCCCGCGTCGAGTCGATCGCCGAGCGTGTTTCTCGCCGCTCGAAGTTTGCCCTTAAACGAGGTAGCAGCGACGACACCATCGGCCTCGTAGCCGTCAGCTTCGAGCTTGCCGAGAGCGATATCGATATCACCCATATAGCCGCCTGCTGCGGCTGCCGAGCCTTCTGTCGTATCATTTCCGGCTGCTGTAAGAGCTGTCGTTATATCTGGCGGGAAAGAGGCGGGCGCGTTAACACCGAAAAAGATCGCTTGATCGAGCGTCCGGCCTGCGGCCTCTGTCATATAGGGCATTGCTTCGTCCCAAATATTGACCTCGGCGTCAGCGATAACGTTATCGGGAACGGGGATAATAACTGCGATCTCTTCAATATTGAGATACTTATTAGCCCAATTAACTTCGGTCGTTTGCTTGATACCTGTATCGCCATTGACCCAATACGCGGTCGGCAAAGCCGAAATAACGGGCATTCTTACTTGAGCACGCCCGACAGGAATTCGACGAAATAGATTAAGAGCGGCAGACTCGTCGGTCATTCGACGAATTAGATCGTTAGAGACTTCCTCAGGCATTAAGGCCTGCGCATCGGTACGCGAAACAATATTGTTATAATTTGGCATCTTTTTTTCTCCCTCGAAGAGCTAGGTGTTAAGCTCTTTTTGCGTGTAGCTCGCGCACCCACGAATTCATATCAACTGGCCCGTTTTGAGTCTTTCGACCGTCTCCGGCGTTAATGTTTGTCGGTGCGTTAGTAAACAGCGTTGGAGCGAGAGATTTTACCGAGGCGATAGCATCTGCGAGGTTCGTAGGTTTGCCGTCTGTACCGTATTCGAGGCGAGAATGCACGAGCTCTTCGATCGCGGCGTGATTCGTTGCCGGAACGTTTAACTTTGCATCTGAAATAACAGTTCTGATTTCTTGCCTAGCCTCGACGCGTTGCCGTGCGGTGCGCTCTTCGTTCAATTGCTGTTGGAGACTTTCGACCGTGATTACGCCTTCCGTGTCGCCTGTCAAGCGCTTGAGCTCGGCCTTTACGCCTGACTTAACGCGATTCGCGACGATGCGATCGAGATCGGCCTGTGAGAAAGTCTTGTCAGTTTGCGCCTGATTGTTTTGAGCGTTATCAGTTCCCGCGTTCGGCGTCGCAGAAGCACCCGTATTGTTTCCCGCCGCGTCCGGCGTATTTTGTGCGTTCTGATCAGTCGTATTTGTTGCAGGCGGCGCACCTTGAGCAGCAGCGCCTGTCGTGTTTTCTGTACCTTCGAGCGGCATAAATTTTGTCGTGAAAAAACAAAAAAACCGCCAAGACGCTTTGAGCGTTTTAGCGGTTGTGACTCTTTCGAGTTGTGACCTTTAGAAACTTAAATTTTTCAAGCAAATTAAATCATAAGACGAGCTGTATATCAAGCGAGTTTTTCTGCCTCGATTATTTTCGCCTTTAGATCAGGATATTTTTTCGCGAGCAAATGAAAGAGCGATCTCAAATGCGACTCGATATAAAAGTCGATCGATTTTGGCGCTTCCTTGCTCTTCTTTACGATCGATCGAGGCCTTAGGTTTTGAATTTTGCGAGGGTTTATATCGTCTTTCATACTATTTCGATCAGGCCTCTAAGCCACCATCGGATCTCATTAAATACTGTCTCGATACCCTTTGCCATTGCGATCTCGCCTCGTTTTAGAGCTCGATAATTTGTCGAGAGCTTGATTACCTTATCGACAGGCGGCGGCATTTTCGGGTGTAACCATTGCCACTTGCGAAGAGCGCGAGGCAAAGCGACGCCCTCGATTATAAACGAAGGCCTATTAAGCCAGTTTGAAACTTCGAGGCTCGCGTTTGACCATCCTAAATGGATCACGCTATCAGTCGAGAGCAAAGGGATCGAGAGCTCTTTACTCAAGCGCTCGCCGAGCGTCGATTTGCCCGATCCCGGTGGGCCTATAATCGCAATGCGTAAAGGTTTAGGCTTAGGCCAATTCATATTTTAACGACGACGCTCTTTGCCCAATATTCGCGAGTTTTGATATTGTCCCATTTAATGAAATAATTCCCGCCTGCTGATAACGAGATCAGCGTCCCTGCTATTCGAGGCGTCGCGCTCGGAAAGAGTTTTGCTCGCTCTGCAATTGTTGCAGCGTCGAGAGATACGCGATCGCCTGCCTCTAAGCTCTTTTTGTTGATCTTAGGCGGCTCGCCGTAGGCTGAAAATGTCGCTTCCTGTTTTGTATGCTCGCTCATTTCGTAGGTGCTCCCCTTTCTGCTCTCTGATCGATCGCCTCAAGGATCGAGGAAGTCTTTGCATTCCAACCCGCGTCAAACGCGACGCGTAAGCGATTAACGAGATATTTCGACTCTGTTTCGCTATCGGCGAAAACTATACGCTTGAAGTCGTCGGACTCGCGAAAGGCTCGCCACGCTCTGCTATAAGGCGTCGAAACTGTCGAATTATCGCGCATTTATTTTCCTAAGAGCGCAGCGAGTAGGCTCGCGACAAACGTTAGCCTCGCGATCTCTTTCAAGTCAGGATATTTCCCAACCGCCGAGCAAAAAGCAAAGATAGCAAGGCCCAAAAGACAAAGGATAATCGCTATATGTGAAAATAATTCGCTCATAATAAAACCTCTCTACTTATCGAGCCACGCGATAAGTCGTAGTAGATCCTCGATAACTGCCAAGACGCCTCGAATAACGAGCGCCCAAAATACGAAATTGATCGCTCTTAATTCGTTTTGTTTTGGCCTAAATGCAAACGGCATAATTATCCGGCTGCTGCCTTGATCGAGACGCTCGGCGGTGCTTCTGGCGGCGGCGGTACGATCTCTGTTGCTGCCTCGGCGTTAAATTTCGCAATATCCTCAGGCGTGTAACCGTATTCCTCGCGAAGTGTATCGACAGGAACATCGAGATTAGCTCGCTTGAGGCCTAGCGTCGTTAGAAACTCATTCTCTGAGCGCTGCTCAGGCGATTGCCATTGAGTTGTTAGGTTGTCCGCTGCTGATTGGTTCTCGATCTTGAGAGCGAGCTGCATTATACGAGCCCACGTCGGCCCGAACGAAAGCGAGAGTCGAGTTACCTTTTTTGTAAATCTCGCTTCGAGCGTTTTCAAGGCCTCGCCTGATACATTATTTCCCGTATCGATCGAAAAGAAATGCAAAGGCGTACCTGATACGCGAGCCATTTCGAGGCGATACGAATCAGCGACTTTTAGAAATTGCTCAAGATCCGTCGCGTCGAAATCTCCGAATTTCGTTTTCTCGTTATCAGTTGCCCAAAGTCGATCAGTTCCGGCCTTAAACGGCGCGCTCGATTGTCCTGTTACCTCGTCTGTTACGATCTCAAGGCCTGTCGCCCATCGCTGACGAAAAGCCGAGAATTCCATCGCTACGAGCTTGTCACAAATCGTTTTATTGAGAGCATCCTGCAAAGGTATCGCGTCGCGTAAAACAGGCTCGGCCTCGAATTTGAACATCGGAACTGTCTGGTAAGGGTTCGTAGTAATCGCCTCTTCTGTCTCGCTTATTAGAGGCGTAAACTGCGCGGCCTTGAGCTCGCCTATATTACCTGTCTTTTTAGGCGATTGGTATTTCTCGATTCGATCGGCGTAATAGAGGTTAAGGCGATAGACGAGATCCGGCGTGCGCCAGAGCTTGCAACCGAATAGAGGCTCTTCGGTTTCCTCATCCTCGACGAGGCCACAATTTAGCGAGTTTTGCAGATAGAATTTTGCTACGCCTGAGGCGTCGGGCCAGACGATCAAAAAAGCCGAGCCCGTTTTCAAGGCCTCGATATGCGTATTAACAGAAACGAGCTCCATTTGCGAATGTTGCCAGAGT